GGAAAGGATCCATGCCTAGTGGTAATCCTTTGACATTAATAATTAATACAATTTATAATGGTATTGCTTTTACTTTTGTTTTTGTTAGTGTAATAGAAGAGAATCCTATTTTGGAAGTACATCGCGGTCAATTATTTAAACACTTGTATGTAATAATTGTTGGTGATGATAATACTTTTGGTGTTAGTGAAACTTTTAGACCTTATATAAATGAACTTACGGTTCCAAAATATATGGCTAGAATTCATCTACAGTATACAACGGAAAATAAAGATCAAGCTGTCTGTGAATTTCGTGATTTATATACCGTCAATTTTCTTAAAAGAATGTGGCGATATGATAAATCTTTAGGAAGACATATAGCACCTATTGATCTTGATGTCGCATTGGAAATTTGTTATTGGACAAAAGAAAATGCTGATTATCATAGTACGTGTATATCAAATTTAGAGGACACTCTGAATGAGTTATCATTGCATAGTTCAGAAGTTTGGTTACAATACTGGCCTAAGCTCACAGCGAGAGCACGTGAAGTTTATACCAATTTAGATAAAATGAATTTGCCCTTGTTAACAATACAGTCTTTGAGAAAAGCTAGTGTTGTTGATCAGCAAGTTTATTATTAGGTTTACTTATGTAAACCACCCTAAACAAATTGATCGAGTGTTTAGGCTATAATTGTTTTTAGATCAATTGTGGTAGTCCGCATAACTTTGAAATTTCATATATGAAATTTTCACGATACTGTAAATGTGATCTTGTAAATATGTATATAAAACCACTGACAAAGATATTATGCATTGCTATTTACAGAATGCTCTTACCTATTTAGGTTTACTATCAGATGGAGCAGTGGCAGTCCCACTAAAATCAGAGATCCGGTGGTGAAAACGAAAACATTAAGTCATGTTTCGTTGGATTTACCGACTTGCTGAAAATATAAATATAAATGATGGCCCGGTAGAAGCCGATAATACTACCAATGCTTTTATTTCATCAACTACTGATCCAAGTACCGATGAATCCCCCCAAACAATATTTCATTCAGATGCGAATGTTGTTACAACTGCGGTTAATAAAGTTAGTCGTACTCCTGCTAATTTGCATAATTCTTCGAGCGATCATAATAGGATTGCAATAGAAAATTTTCTTGAGCGTCCATTTATTATTCAATCTGGAATATTGCAATCCACGGATACAGCTACTATATTTCCAACGATTCCTATACCTCAATGTTTCTTTAGTTCTGATGTTTATTTACAGAAAGTAAAGGGATTTTTAGGTATACGTTTTGATATAGTTATACGTATGGTAGTTAATGCTACTAGATTTATGAGTGGTAGATATATGTTAATATGGTTTCCTTCCGGTGGTTCAGATGTTGCCGTTGGAAATAATATAGCTTTGAATGCAGCTAGGAATTTTTCACTGGTTCAAAGAACACAAATGCCACATGCTGAAATTGACATTAATTGTGAT